CAAATCCACGGTTAAATTATAATTTGGCTGAAAATATGGAATTATTTGCTCTATTATTTGTAACATATCATCATTCAATTTTGTCATAATACTTAATTCAAAATTAAGATTATATGGAACGGGAAGATATGCTTTTCTAATTTGATTATTATTTACATCTTTAGTTAAGAAAGATTGTGTTGTAGTTAACTTTCTTGATGTGTCATATGACATACCAATCAATTCAAATGACATCCTTGGCAAAGTCAATTGAATTGGTTTGTTTAATTCTGGTACTTGCTGCAATCTTGCCAGAAATTTCTGAGTTGGACCATAAGCCAAAGGAACTTTAATAGTTGATATGACATCACCATTGTCCTTGAAATGCTTTACAGTAATTCCATTAAAAAGAGTTCCAAATGAAATGACTGTTTTTCTTATTATTTCGTGATAAAAATATTCAAACATTATCAGTAAATCCTTACAATATAATTATTTAACGATTTATATATTTATCAAGGATTTCCAAATGGATTAGTTTCGCTGAAATCAATAATTAAATCAGATTCAACTTGTATTTCTTTATTTTGAGAGAATGGGTCTGTAGTGTTATAAGTATCAATTAATTTAATTTGATATGTAGCACTAGATGCGGCTCCAACTACAACTTCTCCTGGTAAGAAATTACCTGTTATATTTGACAATTCTAGTTTACTTGTTGTTGCATTCCATGATTTCACTCTAGCAACCACACCAGAGGTAGAGCCAACAACAGTTTCATTGAAAATATATGTTCCAAAACCAACATTATATGGACTGGAAATTAATATAGTTGGTGGTTGAGTATATCCAGATCCAGCTGTAACGATTCCTATTCTTGTTACAGCTCCATTTAATATTGTTGCTCTTGCCTGAGCAGGAACTGTACATGCTCCCACTATTTGTACATTTGGTTCCACCGAATAGCCGGATCCACCATTTGTTACGGTTATCACTCCAACAATTCCATCTCCAATTCTTGCAATTGCTTCTGCTCCTTTTCCAGATCCACCATAGAATGCCACTGAAGGTGGAACGGTATATCCAAATCCTGGATTTACTATTTCGACACCTTGGACACGGAATAAAGTAGAATCCGGTTCACATAGATCTACTATTCCTCCTATCATGGTAGCAATTCCAGTTGCAGTAAGTCCTGATGTTGGAGGAGAAATTTTAACCTGTGGAGCTGATTTATAACCTTCTCCTCGATTTATTACTTGTATAAATGTTACCCCACCGTTTACTATTGATGTGATTGCAGTTGCACCAACACCAGATTTTACCATATCAAATGTTTGTATGTACCCTTGTTGCTGTACATTATCATCTATGAAATCTATTCCAGTCTCAATGAGTTCATCTTCATATCTGAATAATTCACACTTTAGTGTATAAACATATGTCTTTTGAAGTTGATAGAATGGAACTTCATGCTCAACAAATTTTATTTCAAATAACCTATCACCTAAAGGAAAATATACCAAATCTCCTTCTTTAGGTCTAGTATATAACTCTATATCTTCTTTTTCTTTTATTAAAGGTGATATATAATTCTCATATCTTTCTTTTGATATTATCAAGCTTAAATCTGTGTATGGCTGAACGCCAAATTTTGTCAGTAATGTACCAGCTCCTTCATATCCTTCATAAGTATCCACATAAGCCTCTATAGGATATGCATTGTCAAATTTAGACTCTATTACCTCTTTTATTATTGTTTTTTTAGTTACATATTTTCTTGGTATATAATATACATCAACTCCATACATTTTCAACTGTTCATTGATTAAATTTTGAATTAATCCTTGTTCTGTTTTTGAGCCTTGTAGAAAAAATGGATTTAACATATATTATCCTATCATGTCTAATGGTGGAAGTTCATATGTACTTGACATTCTTTCCATCATGATATCTATTTCTCTTTGTGCATCATCGTACATTGGCCTACCATCCAGTTCTATTCCGCCTGGAAGTTTTACACCTCTGAATTTAATTAGATTTTGTCCCCACTGTCTCTTTATTAAGGCAGTTAAATATTGCTTCAAGAACGAATCATTCCATACTTTTGTTGATTCTGCTGGGTTTAGTGCTCTATAACAATCTATAACTAAAGCCTGTCCAACAGTTAAACTGGACCAATCAATATCCAAATATAGCCTATCTTCTCTTTTATTGAATCTTATTTGTTTTTGTGTAGTTAATAACCAGTTAATATCTTCAAGGTAAGTTTTTACCATTGAATATGACAGTAATTCAGTTGAACCCCAATAATAAATGTCATTTAAGAATAACTGATATTTTATGCTGAATAATCCACTTGATATACTATTAGATCCTTCAAATTGAAATATTTTATTTACTCCAATTACATATGATGGTATTTGTAAGTAATTGGCAGTTTCTTTGTACTCATATGTTTTATTTCCTGTTACTGTAGTTATTCCTACTCCAGATTTTCCTCTTCCTCTATCTATATCTTCCTGTGTTACTACATACTTTAAAAGAGTTGGCGATACTCCATCAAAATGTCTTTCTTGGAAATACTGTATGGCATCATCTACTAGATCCTCTATTTGTTCTTCTGCCACATTGATTTCCAATACTGGAGCACCCAATTTTCTGAGGCAATAATCAATTAGTTCTTGTCTGGTAGATGGTTGTGCCATTATAGTTTAGATACTACTTCTTGTTGTTTTAAGTATAATTTAATATAAGACTTTGCAAATAACTTTAAAGTTTCAATGTCATCTATACTATCTATATCTCTAGATAATTTTTCATATTCAAACATTTTATTGAAGTCTTCTAAAATAACTTTATTTGGATCCATTTTTAATCTCCATCAATAAATCTTTTATCATATTTAAGTCTTGCTTTATTTCAATGACTTCTTTTTCAATTTTTTCGACTCTGTTTTTTTCTAGTTCTTTATTTTGTTTTATTTTTTTATAATTTTCATATTCCACTGTATTAATATTCAATATTGCATTTGTATTTTTATCTCTAATTAAATTTGGACTTCCTTCTACTTTGAAATACATTTTACGCAAGTGCGATTACACGAAGATCTTTTACTCTTGGTGGATAAGTTTGGTTCGTTGAAGTTCCGATTATTTTTATTGAGAAAGATTTAAAAGGACCGATAGATTCTGCTGTAAATTCATAATCAACAAAAGGCACAGAACCATCTTGTACTAAAATATCAGTCTTTATTATTTTATTATCCGGTGTTCCATCACTTTTTGCTGTATCAATTGTTACTCCGTTAACCAAGTTTAAATATCCTGGGAAAGGAAAATAATTGTAACTAAAATCTTCATTATTTGAAACACAATATAGTAATTTTATATCACTGTATATGTTTACATAAGCCGAAAGAATTACTTTTAAAGTTTGAGCCGGATTTTCCAACACAACTGGTTTTGTGGCATAAACAAAAGATGATGGATCTTCTTTTAAAGTTGATACTCTATCATCTGTTGATAGATCTGTTATTTTATTGTCAATTCTATTAGTAGTCAGTATTACAGATGATCTTTCTATGGCAGAAACAACAGGAGACAAATAATTATTAGCAGAAGCTAGAGATACATTCAAATTTAATGATTTGTTTCCAGGTAAAGTACTAAGTTTAGAATCTTCATTTAAATTTGATGCTATTACTCTATTTGAATTTAAGTAATTTGGAGAATTCAATACAATATCTTCGAACCCTTGATCTAAAAATGCAGATTCTGGGCCATCTATGCTTTTTCCAGATACTGTTCTAACAGAAGATCTAACTTCAGTAGTTGGAGGAGAAAATATCTCCATGTTTGGGGTAATTACACTATATTGTATATTTCTGGTTGCATTTATATAATCGCCTCCAGCAGATTTGGATTCTTTTATGTAAAGAGGACTAACTGTTGTTCTATCTTTTCCAGAAGAATTTAAAAGTAATTTCACATTATAATAATCCAATCCTATTGGTTCTGATACTGTTGCATCAGATAGTTGATGTGTTTTGTTTATTCTTCTTAAAGATATTCCATTTAACTCGTACTTATATACAAAAACTCCAGCTTCATATGTTTGAGCCCTTGTTCCGTCTATTGATCGTGTTATTCCCCTGAGTAGATTACCAGAAACTTCATTATATGATATAATTTCCTCTCCTATTAAAACATATCCCAAATTGGTTGCACTTACAGGCAAACCTTCAAATGTAGAAAATTTACTCGCATCAGTCAATGAAATATCTGTAGTTGCATCTGTACCATATTCTGCAGTAACTAATGTGGTTGGAACAACATCCGATAAAGCATTTGATATTTTAACTAAATCAGTACCAGAATGCATACCATGATTATAATGATTTACTTTGATGTGTCTTCCATCACTCAATTCAACTGGAGCAGCATCCAATAAAACATCAGATCCATTTCCATTTAAATCTAATGTTACACCAGAACTATTGGTATATCTTATAGTTTTACCAACACCAATTTCAAAATTACCTTGAACTTGATCTATTATTAATTCGTTATATCCAGATATTGATGATACAGAAAGTTTAATATTTCTTCCTAGCTTATTTGTTCCAGGTGGATCTATCGTGAGTAAATCTCCAACTTTATATCCAACTCCACCAGAAGCAATAGTAGCACCAGAAGAAACTACAACTCCACCCGAAATAGTTATATTTGCAGTGGCATTTCTTCCAGTACCAGTCAAACTAATTAATGGAACATTTGAATATGTTCCATTTTCATAGTCTTGTCCATCATCTATTATAGTTAAGTTTCCAAATGCGGATGCGCCATATCCAACAAAATTTCCAGTTGCATTAGTAACTTGTTGTATTATTGTATTACCAAAAGTTAAACCAGCATCAGCTACCGTTTTAGATAATCCAACTCTTACTTTTTTTGCTAAAAACTGTAAGGCATCTTTATTTAAAAGGGAAAGATTTTCATTTGAATCCAAATTTGAATTATAAAAATTAATTACGCCTCTCTCTTCGGTATTAAATTCTGCTCTACGAAGAGTGTATTTTAAGTCATCATATTGATTGGCAGTCCAAGTTGATCCACTCTGAGAAAGAAATAGTGAGCCAGAATCTTTTTGTCTGTTAGATATTCTGTCTACCTGTCCAGTAAGACTAGAAGTATCCAATTCTCCCAATCTAGATGCCCAAACTTTATAATCGGATGAATTTGATACAATAACTATTGCATGATATGTCCCACCACTTAGGTAAACTGGAGATGGAAATTTAAATGTTGTTGCTAATGTCGCATCAGAAGAAACATTTATATCTTCAGGGTATAGCGTAACTTCACTTTCTGGGTAAACAATAACATCTGGCACACCCAATTTCATTGGTCTAAGTTGGACAGTTACAGACTGAGATTGATCTTTAGAATAAAAATATAAATCAACTGAAGTCGCAAAAATTCCTGATGTGGGTACAATATAAAATGATTGTGCCAGGGGACTTTTTATTTCCATTTATTGTATCTTTTTTTATATTTATTGTTATCTTTTATCAATTACGATTTGGTTTTGGTCTGCTTGTAGTGGTAGTATTTATTGATTGGCCAGTGAAAATTGTAGTTGGCTTTGGACTTGGTTTTGGATCAGGTTTTGGATTTGGCTTTGGATTTGGTGCCTGAGAACCAGGACCAGCTACTATGTTTGCTCCTTGTGATTGCAGAGCAGATACCAATCTATCTCCAGATCCTTGAGTTAAGTTTCCACCTGGTAATGTTGTTATATTTACTCCTAGTCTATTGGCAACTTGATTTATAGAATTTAGATCTGTGCCATTAACACTATTATATGTATTTATTAACCTATTTTGTGCAGCATTTG